ATGGATGAGATTAGACAGCCCAAAAAAACCAGCCGCGCCAAAGGCGTTGACTGGAACAAAGCGTACATTGTTGCCGCCCTTCATGCGGGCGGAACAAGCCTGCGCAAACTCTCGGTAGCCAAGGGCTACAGCGAAAACACCCTGCGCTCTACCCTGCACCGCCCGTGGCCGAAGGGCGAGAAGATCATCGCCGAGGCCATCGGCGAAAAGCCGCATGACGTATGGCCGACCCGCTACGACGCCGACGGAAAACCCCTGTCAGGATTCGGACAGCGCAAGGAAAGAGGGCAGGGGAAGCACGTTAAACAAAATAGTAACACCCTCAAGCTAGGGCGCAATGCCGAAATAGAGGGGACTGTTTGACATGGCCGACCTGTTCACCCGTTCCCTGTTCGACAGCGACGCCGAGAAGGCCGGAAGCCTCGCCTGCGGCATAGAGATCGCGGCGACGATGGCCGACTCCCTGGCGCTGGCACAGGAGAGGGGAACAACCCGTGACGCCGTGGCCGATAAAATGAGCCACCTCCTGGGCGAGCGCATCACGGCGCACGTCCTCAACGCCTATACCGCAACCTCCAAAGACAAACACGAAGTCAGCCTCCGACGTGCAATCGCCTTCGACGCCGCGTTGGGCGAAGACGTGATGCTTGGGCTGTTCGCCAGGAAACGCGGGGGAAGAAAAATTATAACCGCCGAAGAGGCCGCCTACATCGAGTTGGGCCGCATCCACCAGGCTGAAAAAGAACTCGCCGAGCGCAAGCGGGCATTACAAGCGATGCTCAAGGCAAAGAGAGGAAACCAATGACCGCCCGCGACATGCCAATTCTAAACCATGAATCGAGCTGGTATTCCGCCTCACAACTCGCCGGTCTTCCTGGTATGCCGACCACTCGGGCGGGGGTTATTGATAGGTCAAACCGTGAATCCTGGCCCAAGCGCCCCCGCCAAGGCCGAGGCGGCGGCTACGAATACCCCCTCTCCGCCCTTCCGGCAGAGACCATCGCCGCCCTGAGCAAAACCAGCACCGTGCAACTCACCCTGCCAACTATCGAATCGGCCCGCCACTACACCGACGCCCAGGCCGAAACCCTGGCCGCCGTGTACGAGGCCAAGCCCCAAAGCGAAAAGGACAAGGCCCATCACTGCTTGGCCGCCGTGCAGGAATGGAAGCAGCTTGAACTCCTGGACGTTCCCTACAAGGCCCGCGTGGCCGTGATGGAGGACAAGTACGCCGTTAGCGCCCCCACCATCAGCCGCTACCTAACCAAGGTGGACGGCGCCCCCGAGCACCTGTGGCTGTACCTCCTCACCCCCGGCTACGTCGGCCGCACCAAGAAGGCAGACATGGACGCCGAAGCGTGGGAATACCTCAAGGCCGACTACCTGCGCCGGGAGCAGCCCACCGCCACCGCCTGCATCCTGCGCCTCCAGCGCATTGCCGCCCAGCGGGGCTGGAAAATCCCCAGCAAAAAGACCCTGGAACGCCGCCTTGACGCCATACCCGAAGCCGTAAAGGTTCTGGCAAGGCAAGGCGAAAAAGCCCTGCAAGCCATGTACCCCGCGCAGAAACGCGACAAATCGGCCCTCTCCGCCCTGGAGATCATCAACGGCGACGGATACAAGCACAATCTGTGGGTCCAGTTCCCCGATGGCGAAATCTGCCGCGCCAAAACCTGGGTATGGCAAGACGTGTACTCCAACGCCATCACCACCTGGCGCATCGACAAAACCGAGCATACCGACGTCATCCGCCTGTCCTTCGGCGACTTGTGCGAACGCTTCGGCATCCCCGACAAGCACGTCCTCCTGGACAACACCCTGGCCGCCGCCAACAAGACCATGTCCGGCGGCACAAAAACCCGCTTCCGCTTCAAGGTGCGGGAAGACGAACCCCTGGGCGTATTCCCCCTGCTCGGCCTGCAAGTCATGTGGGCCACCCCAAAGCATGGGCAATCAAAGCCGGTGGAACGCTGCTTCGGCGTGGGCGGATTGGGCGAGATCGTGGACAAGGCCCCCGAATTCGCCGGGTCCTGGACGGGCAACAGCGTGGCCAACAAGCCCGACGCCGACGAATACGACGGCAAGAGCCGCCCCGTTCCGCTGGCCGAACTGGAGCGCGTCATGGCCCGCGAAATCGACGCCTGGAACCGCCGCGAAGGCCGCCGGAGCGCCATTGCCAAGGGCCGCTCCTACTGGCAGGTGTTCGAGGAAAGTTACAACACAAAGGCCATCCGCAAACCGACAGAATCTCAGCGGCGCTTGTGGCTGTTGGCAACAGAACCCGTAAAGGCAAACCGGGTGGACGGCTCCATCACCCTGGACGCCGGCCGCATCGTCGGCGAAGCCCTGGCCAACCGCTACTGGGCGCCGGAACTCAATGAGCACCGCGGCCAGCAGGTGGTGGCCCGCTTCGACCCGGCCCGGCTGCATGAAGGCGTCCACGTCTACACCCTGGACGGCCGTTATTTGTGCTACGCCGAATGCCACGCCGCCGAAGGCTTCAACGACCGCGACGCCGCCCGCGAGCACCAGCGCAACCGCCGGGGCTACATGAAGGCACAGAAACAGCTCCTGGAAGCCGAACTCCGCATGGACGCCCTGGAGGCCGCCAAGTACATGCCAGGCTCAACAGAAGCCCCGGCCGGCATCCCCGCGCCCAAGGGCAGCGGCGTGGTCAAGGGAGAATTCCGCGACCCCCTGGCCCGCCCCGTTCCCCGTCCCACCCTCACCGCCGAGCAGCAAGCCGACATCGAGCGCCTGGCCGCCAACTTCGAGGCGGGGATACAGGCGCGGGAAACCGTTCTCGTCGAGCGCCTGAACAGCGACGTGGAGCGCTACGACTACTGGCAACGCCTCCATGAGCGGGCGCAAGCCGGAGAAACCCTGGACAGCCGGGAAGACGCCTTCTACCGCGCATTCGGCGATAGCGCCTACTGCCGCATGGCGCGAGAAGCGGAAAAAGAATTCGAGGCCACGCTGCGACAGCGGGCCTAGAAAAGGCGCGCCCGCGAGAGGCGGCTACCTCAAGCGGGCGCATTTTGAATGCACTACACGGGAGAAGATTATGACCAAACCCATCACCCCAGGCAATACCGGCGGCATTTGGGCGCCACTGTCAAACGTCCTGTTGGCCGCCTCCGTCATGGAGCGCCTGCAAAACAGCTCCCCGAGCCTGCCGCGCATGGCCAGTCTTTACGGAAATTCAGGCCTCGGCAAGACGATGGCCGCCGCCTACGTCCGCAACAAGTACAACGGCGTGTACGTGGAATGCCGCAGCTTCTTCACCAAAAAGACCTTCATGGAGGCCCTGTGCCGCGAGCTTGGCCTGCGCCCAGGCCGCACCATCGGCGAGAGCTTCGACGCCATCGTCGAAGAACTCCACGCCTCCAACCGCCCCCTGCTGGTGGACGAAGTGGACCACGTGGTGGAAACCAAAATCCTGGAAATCATCCGCGACATCCACGACGCCAGCCGCACCCCCATCATGCTGATCGGCGAGGAACAGCTTCCCCGCAAGCTCACCCGCGCCGAGCGCTTCCACAATCGCGTTTTGGTGTGGCAACCCGCCCAGCCAGCCACCGACAAGGACGCCGCCCTTCTGGCAAAGTTCTACTGCCCCGGCGTGGAGATCGCCGACGACCTTCTCAAGCGCATCCACGAACGCTCCCGCGCCGTCGCCCGTCGCATCTGCGTGAACCTCGACATGGTGCGCGACGTGGCCACCAAGGAAGGGCTCCAGCGGGTTGACCTCGCCTCCTGGGGCACCCGCGACTTCTACACCGGGGACGCCCCCGCCCGCAGGGGGGCCTGACATGGCCCGCCAGCCCGTACACACCGAGGCCGCCGGCAAGCTCACCCCACGGGAGCGCGTGTGGGCCGCCATCCGCGCCCTGCGCGATTTCACCCTGTCTGACCTTGAACTCCGCTCTAAGGTGAATGAAGACACCGTGCGCAGCTACTTGGAATGTCTGGTAGCCGGCGGCTACGTCAAATGCGTCGAACAAGGAGGAACCCGCAAGGGAAGCGAATACGTCCCCAGCCGCTACACCCTGCTGCGCGACTGCGGCATCCATGCACCCCGCCTCCAGCCCAACGGCCAGCCCGTCACCCAAGGAACCGCAAACCTCAATATGTGGCGCACCATGCGCATGATCGGCGAATTCGACTATCGGGACCTCGCCCACGCCGCCAGCACCGACGAAACCCCAATCGCCCCGGCAACAGCCAAGAATTATGTCCTCTACCTGGCTCGCGCCGGTTACCTCCAGCCTGTTCAAAAAGCAAAGCCAAAAGTTCCTGGCCGTTTCCGCCTTCCGCCCCATAAGTACACCGGTCCTAAACCGCCTCAGATTCAACGCATCAAGCGGGTATGGGACCCCAACCTGGGCAAGGTCATGTACGACCCCAACCCGGAGGAGGTGGCCGATGAGCAAGGTTAGCGCCATCGACACCGCCAAAGCCGCCTGGGGCGAATCCATCCCCGAGTGGGTTTTACGCCTGGCCGAAGAGTGCGACAAGACCACCCAGGCCGCCGTATCACGCGTCCTGGACGTATCGGCCGCGATGGTCAACTGCGCCCTCAAGAATACCTACAAGGGCGATTTACAGCGCCTTGAAGCCCGCGTGAAAGGCCAATACCTGCGGGCCACGGTTACCTGTCCGGTGCTGGGCGAGGTCACCCTGCGCCAATGCCAAGACGAACAGGCCGCCCCCTTCACCACCGCCAACTTCCTGCGGGTCATGCTGAATCGCGCCTGCCGGGACTGCCCCCACGGAAAAGGAGCCAAACAATGAGCCAAATCCACGCCTACTGCTGGCGCACCGGCCGCATCGACTTCGGCCAAAAGACACCCCGGACCGCCATCGGCATCTGCAAGGGGGAAGAACAGGCCGTCCGTGACCTCATGACCGCCACCGCCCGCCACGCCTACGACGGAAAAACCCTCCTCGTCCCCGGCGTTCCCGAGGCCGATGATGGCGACGCCGCCGTTGACGCCCTCATCCGCTGGTGTGACTGGCTTAAAAGCTGCCGCCGGCCGGAAGGCGTCACCTTCTAGGAGAACGCCATGCGCATGTCAGACGAACGGCTGCACCTGCTCGGCGATATCTACCAGGCAAACCCTTGGCTCCGGGCCTCAGGCATCACCTTTATCGCCTTCCTGGCCAGCCCCGAAGCCTATCTGTTTCCCCGTGCGGCAGAAGTAGTGGGCGAAGCCGCCCCCCTTCTTCCCGCCCAGGAGCGGGTGCGCGTTCGGCTTGAAGCCATCGAAAACCTGCTGATGAAGTTCAAGGGGGACAGCGTTCCCGTCCGCAACGGCAACTACTTCGAGAAACTGCGCCATCGGGCGCTTCCACGGTGAAAGGAGACAGTCATGCTCAAACAACCTGAAACAGGAAGCCGGTTCGTGGTGGGGGAATTTCATCCCTATTTCGCCGGTATGCACGGATTTATTGTTGGCCCCCTCGATGCTGAAGACATGGTAGTGAAGATTGACCCCAACAGCATCTACGAAGACGGCATCGAAACCATCATCGGCCGCTGCTGGCTGGAGGAGGAAAGCCATGAGCAACACTAACCAACTGCTGACCATTCTCATGGGCCATAAAGGTAAGGGCAACGGCATCCGCGCCAAGCAACTGGCCGGCCTCCTCGGCGTTCCCGAACGGGAGGTCCGCAAGATGATGTCCGACCTGCGCATGGACGAGCACCCCATCTGCGGAACGCCCAGCGACGGCTACTACATGGCCGCCACCTGGGAGGAGCTGGAGGAAACCTGCCGCTTCCACCGCTCCCGCGCCGGCCACAGCATGAAGATCGAGGCCGCCCTGCGGAAGATTTCCCTGGTTGACCTGCTGGAGCGCATGAGGAAGGAGGCCCTGAATGGGTAGCGTCAAAGCCTTCAAGGCCGACCACGGCTACACCGTCAACCGAAAGCCTGACGAACCGGACGCCTGCTGCTTCCACTGCGAGCACGTCGATGTGCCGAGGGTGTTAAAGCCCTATCACCGCTGTACCCAGGGCGACTTCATCACCACCCCGTTCAATCGCTGCGACCTGTTCCAGCGCAAGGAGGCGTAATGGCCAAGATCATCATCGAAGTGGAAGACCTTGACCCGCAAGTCGTCACCTTCCGCGTGCGCCAGGACGCCCCGCCCAAGACCCCCGCCGAGCAAAGCAACGCCGAGCGGATCGCCAACCTCTTGACCTTCCAGGCCGCCAAGGCGGTGAAGGACACCAACCCTGTTTATCACTAGGAGCACCCCATGAACAAAGATAAAACCATACCTGACGGCTATATGGCCGACGCCCAGGGGAGATTGGTTCCCATTGAGACCGTGAAGGAGATTGACCGGCTACGCGACCAGACGGTCAGGGAGATTGTCGGCAAGGCAAAGGAATTGAACGAACTCATGGCCAAGTTCAAGGCCGGCGTGTTCGGAGACATCGAGGCATTCATCCAACTGTCCGGCGAGAAATACGGCGTCACGATGGGCGGAAAGAAAGGCAACGTCAGCCTCCTGTCCTTCGACGGCCGCTACAAAATCCAGAGGGCCATCGCCGAGAGCCTGGTGTTTGATGAACGCCTCCAGGTGGCCAAGGAGCTGATCGACCAGTGCATCCACGAATGGAGCGAGGGCAGCCGCGCCGAAATCCGCGCCCTCATCAATGACGCCTTCCAGGTGGACAAAGAAGGCCGTGTAAATACCGGCCGCATCCTCGGCCTGCGCCGCCTCGACATCACCGACGAGAAATGGCAGAAGGCCATGCAAGCCATCGGTGACAGCGTCCAGGTGAGCGGCAGCAAGGCCTATTTCCGGGTGTACGAGCGGGTGGGTGACAGCGATCAGTACCGGCCTATTTCGCTTGATATAGCTGCGGTGTGAGGGGGAGTGATGGAGATCAGTATCGAATGCAAAGCCTGTGGCAAAGAAATTGACCATCTTGATTTCGTTAATGCCGCTTTTATGGAGCCGGCGGCAAGTTGGATTTCGCCAGAAATAGACCTAATCCTCGCGTGTCCCGAATGTGGCGCGCGATACAACCTGTTTCCAGAAGTAAAGGATTTCGATGTATTCGATTCCGTTACTGGCGATGTTTTTGAACAAGAAAAAATATATCGCGCAGACCCACAGGATATTGATGCTGTCGCTAAGGAGTTATTACGCAAATATCAAGATCAGGAGGGCGAGTAATGGCTCGCTGCCGACGCACATTCCCTGGTTTTGCCGTAGTCAGGAAGGCTTTTATTGGCCGCTCCTATGATGTAGTTGGGATTGGTCAGGATCGCCCCGAGGCATGGCTTGATGCCATATGGACAACCGGCCAAGACAAACTTGACACCAAGGAATTCATAGCCAGAAATCCCGACCTAAAAATGGTGAAGGCGGACATTACGGTAACTTTCGAGAAATCGGAGGCGTGAGATGAGCGGCAATAACGCAGTACTTACCGACGCCGAAAAAACGGAAATCCTCCGCGCCTCCATGCTCAACATCGGCCGCCTGCTGCCTGCCGGCATGGAAGTCAACTTCTTCCGCGAGGAAGGCGACCCCCGTGCCAGGATGCAGATTTACAACTCCGAGGGCACCCATACCGAATACGCCTTCTCAGACCACGGCCCGCTGTTCAAGGAGCGGCTGGAAAGCCTGAGCCACGCCGGCTACATGGCCTTCGGTATGGAGGAGGGGAAACGGGTCCCCCTGCACGAATACGCCGGTCCGACGGAAAACGCCGTGAAGGGAAAGATTCTCGACGTGGCAAGGCGGGAAGGCTACGCCGGCACCGTGGCCGGGCGGATGCTGGAGCTAGGGTGGTGGATAGCGCCGGTTTACACCATTTCCGGCAAGGCCCAATGCGGGGAGGAAGGTGATGGGGTGGCGGGTGATTAAGACCCATAACGCCAGCTTCACCGGATCGGACGCCGCAGGCGGCCGGTCCGGTGCAAGCGATAGTTAAACGGATTTTGCGATGACCGTAGCCATCCTCTTTGCCAGGGCTGACAGCAACTACAAGCGATTGCCGGACTGTGACGTGTGGGACGCCGAGCGCGACGCCCGCCGCTGGCCCGGAGGCTGCCAAGTTGTGGCGCACCCGCCCTGCCGCGCCTGGGGAAGGCTGCGCCACTTCGCCAGGCCGAGGCCGGACGAGAAGGCCCTGGGCCTGTGGGCGGCTGACCAGGTGCGGAAGTGGGGCGGCGTGCTGGAGCACCCGGCAGGCTCGACGCTGTGGGATGCCGCAGGACTGCCGAAGCCTGGACAGCGCGACAGCTACGGCGGATGGACCCTGGCCGCTCCTCAGAAGTGGTGGGGCCACAAGGCAGAGAAAGCGACGTGGTTCTACGTGGTTGGGTGCGAGCCTGGAGATATACCGCCGCTGCCTTATGTCATGGGCGAGGCTGCCTATGTGGTGCAGACCCGGAAGCGAACCGACTACCGGCCGCACATCACGAAGGCCGAAAGAGAGCATACGCCGCCTCCGCTCTGTGAATGGCTGGTCGAACTGGCGCGGCGGTGCAAGACGTTTAACGCATAGCTAACCGGCGCGGCGGATTTTCGCCGCGTCCGAGTTGAGCTCCGGGTTAGGGGCCGAGCGCCCCGGAAAGGAAAGTGATGGAACACTTTAACGAACTGACGCCGGCGCAAGCCGAACTGCTTGCCCTCTTGGCCGAGGAATGCGGAGAGTGCATTCAGGCGATTGGCAAGATTCTGCGGCACGGCTACGCAAGCGCGAACCCGCTGCGACCAGGAAGCATGAACAATGCCGACGTGCTGGCGAAGGAAATGGGCGACGTGCGGGCGGCAATGATTATGCTGTGCAACGCCGGCCCGGTGAGCAAAGAACAGGTGCATTCCAATGCGGACACGAAGCTTGCGAACGTTGGCAGATGGCTGCATCACCAAGCCCCTAACGTAGAGCTAAGGGGCCGGACGCTTGCGGACGGTCCCGCTTGAGCGCCGGGTTAGGCGCAGGAGATAGAGATGAGAGATTTTTTGCAGTGGTGGCTTGAAAAGCGAGTGTTTTTCGAGTGCAGTGATGATGATGCGGCAAGCATTTGGGGGGCTGCACAACAAGCGCGACCAGACTGCAACACTTGCGTGAACCGTGGCCGGATTGATGGACTTTCGCAGGAGACGCACTGCGAGCACTGCAAGTACCAAGAGACATGGCGCACAAACCACTATGCCCCTAACTATAGATTATAAGGACCGTGCAAGGTATGTACCGCAAACGCACCCGTATGAGCGCCAAGCTCGCCGCCGCCCGAGCCGCGAAGGAGAAGAAGCGCCTGGATGGCCCGGCGCCGGACTATCCGCCGGAACTGCCCCGGCTACGCCGAACAGTGATTGTCATCGACTACGACTTCGGCGAGGTTCGCCACCAGCTCGACCTCTACCGGGCCAACCGGCGCGACTGCTACCGGGTAGTGGCCGATGGCGTGGAGTGGCAGGCCCGCATGGGCTGGTCCCGCGTCCTTGCTGCGTTGCGCCGGTCCTTGCCCAGGGTTTCATCGCTATGAACATCGCCCCCGACATCCGCGTAGATCGCGTCATCCGCCTGGCCGATGCCATCCCCGTCACCGCCTTCGACATCGGGCCCGAGTTGCGGGAAATCCTGGACGACCCCGAAGCCTTGGAAGCCCTTGGTCTTCCCGTGGAGTGCTTGATGCAGCGCTGGAGCCACAACCTCATCCTCGGCCACCTCATCGACACCAACCGGCTGGGCTGGCTGATGCAAGCCAGCTCCCCGTCCGGCGCGTGTCGCTCATGGCGCTCCGCGTGGTTCTACGGCGGCAGCTACATGGCCGTCCTGGGCAAGGCCAAGCGCTGGGCGCGTGAAATCGCCGAAATGGAGATTCCAGCATGAAGCCCACCCCCCGCCTCGCCGCCCGCCGCCGCGCCGTCCACGCCGCCTGCCGCCAGCTCGGCATGGACGAGGAAACCCGCCGCGACATGCTCCAGGCCCAGGCCGGAGTGCGGTCCACCACCAAGCTGGACATGGCCGCCTGCGAAAAGGTGCTGGAACACCTGCGCCGCGTCGGCGCCGCTCGCACCCCAAAACAGCGCCACGTCGGCCAGCACAAGGACAACCCCCAAACCAACCGCCCCGGCGCGGGCGACCTTATGGGCAAGATCGAAGCCCAGCTCGCTGACATGAAGCTGCCCTGGAGCTACGCCGAATCCATCCTGAAACGGGTTTCCGCCGACAAGGTCGCCGGCGTCCCCGGCGTGGAAAAGCTCGAATGGGCCAAGCCCGAACACCTCCGCAAGGTAGTGGCGGCCCTGGCCTACGAGCAGGAAAAGCGCGGCCTGCTGGCTCATGTGGACGAACTGCTGGCCCAGGGCGGCAAGACCCGCGACGACCTGGAACAGGAACTCCAGCGCCGCAACGCCCCGGATGTTAAATGGACCCGCAACGTCCGGGCGTTGCGCCAGTTGGCGATGGCGATTCCCCAATGGTGGCCCCAATGCTCCTGAGCTGCCCTGCCTGCCACGCCCGTTTCAGCATCGAGGCCGCCCTCCAGGACGACGCCGGCCGCGAGCTGCTGGCGTTGCTGGCGCCGATGGAGCCGGCCCTGTCCCGGCCCCTGTTCGCCTACCTTGGGCTGTTCCGCTCCGCCTCCCGCGCCCTGTCGTGGGACCGCGCCTTGCGCTTGGCCAGAGAGGTGCAAGGGCTTTGCGCCAACCAGGCCGCCCTGGCCCAGTCCCTGGTGGAAACCGTGGCTTCCCTGGACGATAAACGCGCCCAGCCGGGGTGGAAGCCCCTGTCCAACCACAACTACCTCAAGCGCGTCCTGGAGAGCGTGGAGGCACGGGCGTTGCCCGCCGTCCTGCCCCAGGGAGGGGAGACGGCAGCCCACAAGTTCAAGAGCAAGGACGGCCAGGCCCTGGCCGCCCTGGAAGGGATGAAGCGCCATGAATGAGGCGCCGGCCTGGTTCCACAACGCCGTGGTGGAAGGGGTGCAGATGCTGCGCACCCTCTCCCTGCCAAGCACCCCCCCGGCGGAAACCATCACCCTCACCACCCAGGTGTGGATACAAGTCCTGTGGGCCGCCAAGCGCGGATGGGTGGAAGCCCACGATTTACCCCGCCTTAAAGCCGCCTTCATGGCCCTGGCAGCAGAGTTGGACCGCTGGCCCACCCCCAAGGCAGTACTGGCCTCCCTGCCGGCCCGCCCAGACTTGAAAAAGCTCCCCCCTCCACGGCTCACTCCTGAACAGATCGCCGCCAACAAGCGGCGGCTACGGGAGGCGCTGGGCCAACTGGCTGCCGCGAAGGTGACGAAATGAAGCTGGCCCCCGCCGACATGGTGCGAGCGATGGACGAAAAGGGCGCCTACCCCGAGGAACTGCAAGACTTCGCGGATAAGGCCGCCGTCTTTCTCCAAGAGGATGCAGCCATCGACCCCGATATGGCCCGCGCCATCGCGTGGAAACTGGCGGAATATATGCGCCGGGAATGGGGAGGCCGCGAATTGTATTTCCCCAAGGGAATATCCTGGGAATGCACCCAGCGGGACCGGGAAATTTTCGCCCGCTTCAATGGCGAAAACTACGAGCAACTGGCCCGCGAGGAGGGCCTCACCGTCATGCGCATCCGCCAGATCGTCAACGCCGTGCGGGCCTATGAAATGGCGAAGCGGCAACAGACGATGTTTTGATTTAAACTTCCGCGAAGGAGGAAACCATGAAAACCTTTCCCGTTGTTGCCATACTGCTTGCCGCCATCACTCTGGCGTCCTGTGCTGAAAAGCCTGATGAAATCTCCATATCCACCCCGGAAAACATGAGCCAGGAGAACCGCTCAAAGTCTGCCGAGGCTGTCCGGGTATTCATGGAAAAATGCCCGGCGCTGGCCAAGTATTCGTCGGACATCACCGCCGCCAAGGTGGACTACATCCGCGATGCTTCCGGTTATACAGAGGGCCGTGAGTATGGGTGGAAAAGCATGGTTGAGTTGGCGGTGAGCGTATCCGCAAACCCGCAGTACATGCCCAAGGAATTCGAGGCGGAAGGGCAGACGTGCTACTACCGGATGGGGGGGGGACAGAATCCTGGCATTGCTTACGCCAAAGCGCCATGCAAGCGTATTTGCGGGGCTGGCTCGGACTTCTCGCCTGTTCCCGAGTTGGGAATGGTCGGCGGATAAAAAACACCCCTAAAACCGAGCCCGAAGCCCGGCCCCGCGCCGGGCTTTTTCATTCCTAAAACGTTTTCCGGGACCACCCGCGCGCGCGCCCGCATGATGGGCGCATGAACCGCGAAATCAAACTCATCGTCATCCACTGTTCGGCGTCGCCCAACGGCAACAGCCTGTTCCGTGGCTCCGCCGGAACTCCCGGCTTTATGACCCCCGTCCAGGTGATCGACGGCTGGCACACGCAGCGTGGCTTTCACCGCTCCGCCGAAGCCCGCCGACGTATGAATCCAGGCCTGGAGGCCATCGGCTACCACTTCGTCGTGTACACCAACGGCACCACCGCCTCCGGGCGCGACGTGGAGGAGATCGGCGCCCACGTGGCGGGCTTCAATGCGAAATCCGTCGGTGTGTGCATGGTTGGCACCGACCATTTCACCCCCGCCCAATGGGCCGGTCTGGCCGATACCGTGAAGATGCTGCGGTCGCGCTATCCCGATGCCCGCGTCTGCGGCCACCGCGACCTCTCCCCGGACAAGGACGGCGACGGCAAGGTGGAGCCCCGCGAGTGGCTCAAGACCTGCCCCGGCTTCGACGTGTCCGCCTGGCTGGCCAGCGGCATGGCGCCCCTGGCCGGGCATATCCTTGGCGCCGAAACGAGCCGCTTTGCGGCCGTTCCCGGCGGACATGGCCCTAGCGGCCTGGAGGCGTAAAGATGGAACCCCTCACCCTGGCCCTCTCCCTGGCGCAATTCGCGCCGTCCATCATGCGGTACTTCGGCGTCGGCGACAAGCCCGTCGCTGTGGCCGAGAAGGTGGTGGACCTGGCCAAGACCGTCACCGGCCAGCCCACCGGGGAGGCGGCCCTGGAGGCCCTGCGCCGGGACGCCCAACTCGCCCAGGAATTCAACCTGGCCGTGCTCAAGGCGGACACCGAGCTGGAACAAGCCTACCTCGCCGACCGCCGGGACGCCCGCGCCCGCGACGTGGCCCTGCACCAGGCCGGCTACCGCAACACCCGCGCCGACATGATGGTGATCGCTGACGTGGTGGGCCTCATCGCCTGCCTTGTGGTGCTGGCCATGTTCCGCCAGGAAATCCCGGGCGAGGTGGCGGCCCTGCTCACCACCATCGCCAGCCTGTTCGGCTTGTGCCTGCGGGACGCCCATCAGTTCGAGTTCGGCTCCAGCCGGGGCAGTCGCGAAAAAGACGGCATCCTGGCCTCCACCGGGAAAGGCAAGCCGTGAACTACGCACAAGCTCGCCCCCTCATCAAGAACGGCGACATGGTCGCCGTCCGCTCCAATCATGGCGGATTCCCCGCCCTGGTGCGGGCCGTGACCGGCAGCCCCTACACCCATACCGCCGTCGCCCTGTGGCTGGAGGGCGGGCTTGGCGCCGGAACGAGCTGCAACGCAGCCGTTCCCGGCGGACATGACCCTTGCGGTTTGTATATCGCCGAAATGGACGGCGCCAAGGCCGTGCTGGTTCCCCTGTCTCAGTACGCGGACAGCAACCTGGATATTTTCGACTGCCCGGTGGACGGGGAGGCGGCTAAAGCGGCGGCCCTGGCCATGCTGCGCCAGCGCATCGACTACGACTACGCCGACCTGCTGCGCATCGCCGCCTGGCGCCTGCTGCGCCTTCCGCTCCCGGCCGAGGACAAAAACGGCCTGGTGTGCAGCGCCCTCACGGCCCGCGTCTTCCTGGCGGCCGGGTGGAAAACAAACCGCATCCCCTCCATTCCCTCGCCTGACGACATGGTGCGGGCGCTGGGAGGTATCCCCAAGCTCACCATCAGGACGGCGTGATGGACGACGTGGATAGGGCCGCTCAACGGGAGGAAGAGCTGCGGCAGGACGCCCTGGCGAAGCAAGCGAAGAAAGCGCCCCGTGGCAAGTCCGCCCTGTTTTGCCATGAGTGCGGCGAGCGCATCCCCAGGGCGCGGCGCTTCGCCGTGCCTGGGGTCAAGACCTGTATCGACTGCCAGGGCGACATCGAGCGAAGGAAAGCGACTTGAACGAAATGAACGTGACCATCGGCCTATGGCCTCTCATCACCACCCTGGCCGGGTGGTTGTTCCTGTTCCTGGGTTTCGCGTTCGCCGCCGGAAAGATACTCCTGGCGCAGATACAGAAAAACCTAGCCGAGCGGTTCGAGACGATGGAGAAAGCGGAAACGGCTCGGGAGAAAACCCGCGACGATCGGTTCGGAAAACTCGAGGCCGAACTCAAGGAAGCTGTCGCGGCCAGCGCCCGCGTGGAACGCGACCTCCTCAATCTAAAGGCCGAACTCCCCGTCAACTACACCATGCGCCCCGACTGGGTGCGGGGGCAAAGCATCATTGAAGCCAAATTGGACGCCCTGTTCAACGAAGTGAAACAGGTCCGCATCGAGGGGGCAAAACATGATTGACCACGCCAAGCTCCGCCGCGAGAACATCCGCTGGCATATCATCCTGGCCCTCTACAACGCCCACCCCTACGGGGCCTATGAGGAGCTGGTCCTGTCCGTTGTCCGGGCCATCTACCCCGACGCCACCGAACTTGAACTGCGCCGGGAACTGGATTACCTCTCCGACCGGGAGTTGCTGGAGTTGAAAAAAGAACCCTCCGGCCGCTGGAAAGGCGACATCAACCGCCACGGCGTTGACGTGGCCGAGTACACCGTCGAGTGCGACCCCGGCATCGCCCGGCCGGAGAAATACTGGTAATGCCCGCCCCGGCCAAGATCGCCCTGCTCCCCGCCGAGGTGCGGGACGAACTCAACCGCCGCCTGGTCCAGGGCGGTTTCGGCGGTTTGGAGGCCCTGGAATCCTGGCTGGAGGAGCAGGGCTTCGAGATCGGCAAAAGTTCCATCGGCCGCCATAGCCAAGCCCTGAAACGCAAGCTGGCCGCCATCCGTGCCAGCACCGACGCCGCCGCCGCCATCGCCGCCGCCGCGCCGGACGATGCCGACCTGCGCAGCGCTGCCACCATGTCACTAGTTCAAACCGAACTGTTCGACGTGCTGGTGGCCCTCCAGGAGGCCGAGGAAGCGGACGACCCGAAGGACCGCCTTAAAATCCTGGCCAGCGCCGGCAAGACCATCGCCGAAATCTCCCGCGCCAGCGTCAACCAGAAGAAGTGGCAGGCGGAAGTAAGCGCCAAGGCCGAGGCCGCCGCAGCAGCGGCGGAGAAGATCGCCAAGAAAGGCGGCCTGTCCGCCAAAGCAGTGGACGAGATTCGCCGGCAGATTCTAGGGATTGCGAAGTGAGCGGCGAAACCTTGGTGGTCCAGCGCCGCGCCACCAACGGCCATTCCCACCTGCTGGAAAATGACGCGGGGCACTCCGACGCTCCCCCCGTCGCCCTGCTTCCCTACCAGCAGCAATGGATAGCGGACGAAAGCCCACTCAAGATCGCCGAGAAGTCCCGCCGCATCGGCCTCACCTGGGCCGAGGCCGCCGACGACGTACTCCTGTCCTCCCAGGAGGAACGCAGCACCAACGTCTTCTACATCGGTCCCACCCAGGACATGGCCCTGGAGTACATCGAAGCCTGCGCCATGTGGGCGAAGGCTTACGATTACGCCGCCTCCGAGATCGAGCAAGGCATCTTTCTGGACGGCGACAAGGAAATCAAAACCTACAAGATCGACTTTCCCGCCACCGGGCGGCGCATCGTGGCCCTCAGTTCCCGCCCCACCAACCTGCGGGGCAAGCAGGGCGTGATCGTCATCGACGAGGCCGCCTTCCACAACGACCTGGCCGAGCTGCTCAAGGCGGCGATGGCCATGCTGCTGTGGGGCGACAAGGTGCGCATCATCTCCACCCACGACGGGGTGGACAACCCCTTCAACGAACTCATCCAGGAAATCCGCGCCGGAAAGCGCCTGGGCAGCGTCCACCGCATCACCTTCCGTGAGGCGGTGGCCCAGGGCCTCTACCGCCGGGTATGCCTGCGCAAGGGCCTCACCTACACCCCGGAAGGGGAGGCCAAGTGGATAGCGGACGCCTACGCTTTCTACGGCGACGCCGCCGACGAGGAGCTGGACGTGGTGCCCTCCCAGAGCGGCGGCGCCTTCCTGCCCATGTCCCTCATTGAAACCCGCATGAAGGCCGAAACCCCGCTGGTGCGCGGCAAGTGGACGAACGAATTCGCCCTGCTGCCCGACGCGGTGCGCGAGCTGGAAATGGAAGCCTGGTTGGACGAGCACGTGCGTCCCCACCTGGAGGCCCTGGCCCAGCACCTGCCCCATAGCTTCGGCGAGGACTTCGGCCGGGTGGGCGACCTTACCGTGATCGCCGCGGCCGAGGAAGGGGAGGACCTGGTCAACCGCTGCCGCCTCCAGGTGGAGCTGGCCAACTGCCCCTTCTCCCAGCAGGAGCAGGCCCTGTTCTACATCGTCAAGCGCCTGCCGCGCTTCCGCTACGGCGCCCTGGACAAGGGCGGCAACGGCGCCTACCTGGCGGAACGGGCGGCGCAGAAATTCGGCGGCACCCGCATCGAGCAGGTGCAGCTTTCCGAGGCCATCTACCTGGACAACATGCCCCGCTTCAAGGCGGCCCTCCAGGACGGCACCTATACCGACATCCCCCGCGACGCCCAGACCCGCGACGACCTGCGCGCCATCCGGGTGATCGACGGCGTGGCCAAGCTGCCCAAGGCCAAGACCCAAAAGGGCGACGGCCAGAAGCTCCAGCGCCACGGCGACGCCGCCATCGCCCACTTCCTCTGCCACTACGCCATGAAACGGGACGTGGTGCCCTGCGAGGGCGAATCCACCGGGGAAGCGCGGGAAAGCGCCGACCTGGCCGATTACCTGATGGAGTAAGAAATGGAAGCGAAAAAGGAACTCACCCAGGAGATCGCCAGCATCGAGCGGGACGTGCTCAGAATGTCCTACTTCGGCGACATCCTGACCCCCGACGACGACACCCTGCTGACCCGTGGCGGCGCCAAGGGCCTGAAAATCTACGACGAGATCGAGCGCGATTGCCACGCCTACGCCGTGCTGCAAAAGCGCAAGATGGCCGTTATCGGTCGCCCCTGGGACGTGTTGCCGGCCTCCAATAAGCGGCTGGACAAGAAGGCCGCCGAGGTGGTGAAGGATGCCCTGGACGCCTTGCCCTTCGACCGCATCTGTCTGGACCTGCTGGACGCCAATCTCAAGGGCTACGCCGTGGGGGAGGTGATGTGGGCCGAGCGGGACGGCCTGCTGCTCCCCTACGACGTGCTGGCCCGCGACCAGCGGCGCTTCGTGTTCGACACCCAAAGCCGCCTGCGCCATCTCACCCAGGCGGCGCCGTCCCTGGGCGAGGCGCTGCCGGACAGGAAATTCATCGTCCACCGCTTCGGCGGCAAGGCGGGCAACCCCTACGGCCTCGGCCTGGGAACGCGGCTGTTCTGGCCGGTGTTCTTCAAGCGCAAGGACATCAGCTTCTGGCTGGTGTTCGCCGACAAGTTCGGCAGCCCCACGGCGACGGGCAAATATCCGCAAGGGGCCAGCCCGGAGGAGAAAAAGAAGCTGCTGTCCGTGCTCAAGTCGCTGTCCCAGGACACCGGCATCATCATCCCCGAGGGCATGATTATCGAGCTGCTGGAGGCATCCCGCTCCGGCTCCACCGACGCCTACGAGCGCCTGGCCCGCTATATGGACGAGCAGATCAGCGAGGCGGTGCTGGGCGAGACCATGAGCACCAGCGCCCAGGGTGCCGGGCTGGGCAGCACCCAGGCCGGCGTCCACAACGAAGTGCGCAAGGAGCTGGCCCAGGCCGACGCGGACCTGCTCTCCGACACCCTCAATGCCACCCTGGTGAAGTGGATAACGGAATTGAACGTGCCGGGGGCCAAGCCGCCCACCGTATGGCGAGATTTCTCCGAACCCGAGGACCTCCAGGCCCGCAAGAACCGCGCCGAGAGTGACGAAGCCATCCTGCGCTTGGGCTACCGGCCAACGCCGGACTACATCCGCGAAACCTACGGCGAGGGCTTCGAGCCGGTGGCGCCGGCCGGGCAGGAACCGTCCCAGGTTGCCTTTGCCGAGGGCGAAGCCGGCGACGAGCTGGACGCCCTGGCGGCCTTGATGGAATCCGACTGGGAGCGGACCAAAGACCCGATTCTCGCGCCCATCTTGGCTCTCCGCGACCGCTGCGCCAGCCTGGAGGAATTCCGCGACAGCCTCCCCTCCATCATCCAGGACATGGACGTTTCCGCCTTCGCCGAAGGGCTGGCCCAGGGGCAGTTCGCCGCCAATGTGTGGGGGCGCGTGAACGCCACCGAGGCCGATGCTTGACCTGAAACCGCTCCCGCCCGAAGAGGCCATCGCCTTCTTCCGGCAGAAGGGCTACCAGATCGGATTCGACTACCGGGACGTGTGGCAGCGGGAGCACCAGGCCGCCTTCACGGTGGCCAAGGCCATGCGCCTGGACATCCTCCAGGACATCCGGGGGGCGGTGGACAAGGCTATTGCCCAGGGCACCACCCTGGAGCAGTTCCGCGCCGACCTCAAGCCCATTCTCCAGGCGAAGGGATGGTGGGGCGTCAAGCCCATGCGTGACCCGGCCACGGGGGAAGTGGTGCAGGCCCAGCTCGGCAGCTCGCGCCGCCTCAAGACCATCTACGATACCAATCTGCGCACCGCCCACGCCGAAGGGCAATGGGAGCGCATCCAGCGCACCAAGGACGCGCTGCCCTATCTCCACTACGCCCACACCCATTCCCCCCATGAACGGCCGGAACACGCCGCCTGGGATGGATTGGTGCTGCCGGTGGACGATCCGTTCTGGGCGTCCCATTTCCCGGTCAAGGCCTGGGGCTGCAAGTGCCGGGCCTATCCGATGACGGAGGGAATGGTTTCCCGGCGCGGCCTCAAGGAGGGCACCGCCCCCAAGGTGCCCGCCTACACCTACCAGAACAAGCGCACGGGCGAAATCCAGCAGATACCGGCGGGAGTGGACCCGGCTTTCCACTACCCGCCCGGCGGGCGGCTGGACAACCTGCCCAAGTTCGTCACCGACAAGATCATCGCCGCCCCGGCCGCCATCGGCGCCGCCTACTGGGCATCCACCCGCGCCGAGCTGCTGCCCGGCGTGGCCAAGGCGTTCAGCGACTTCACCGGGGGCGTGTTCAAGGACGGCGTGGCCCGTGGGCAGTGGAAGGTGGCCGGCTTCATGGCGCCCGCCGACGTGGCCTACCTGGAGAAGATGGGACGCCCGGTGCCCGAATCCGCCGAGATCGCCGTCGAGGACCGGCTGATGGTGGGCCGCAAGGCCGACCGCCACCAGGCGAAGGGCGACGCCCTGGCGCCGGAAGAATGGGCGGCCATGCCCCAGGGCTTGGCCGACGGCCTGGAGGCGGTGCTGTACGACACCGAGACCGGCAACCTGCTCTACGTCATGCCAAGCCGCGAAGACCCCCGCAAGATCAAGGCGGTGGTACAGCCGGACTTCGTGACCAAGAAGCCCAAGACCCGCGTCAACATGGCCCGCAGCGCAAGCAAAATACCCGTCGGGGATTTGAAGGGCGGCGTGAAGGGGGGAAAGTACCAGGTAGTGCGCGGAAATTTGGAGTAGCGGGTGGGAGGCCGGACGTCCCTCCATCCATCGGCGCCGTTGCGCCCACGTCTGTGGACTCCGAATTTCCACAGCTCACCCGCACTTCCAGTATAGCCCCCCGAAACCGGCGCCGACAAGACCGCCAGAGAGGCCCTGGAATCGTTTTTTATTGCGACGGATACCCGGATGTATGGCCGAAAGATTTTCCAGCCTGTTAAATGGCCGTTAAATCCCCGTAGGGGCATGGCTGATTATCGCCCACACCCCCACGCGAGGATTGCCCCCCGAAATGGAGGGGTGCTACCCTAAAAAAATCACTCCCCCCGCCCTCCCGTAATTCCTAAAACGTTTTCCGGGACCGCACCGCCCCCGCCCCGCAGAATTGCCCCATCGCATTCACGAGGGGCACCATGAAACCCTTTCAAATTTTCAAGGCCGGCAGGCACGTTGCTTCGGACGGTACGGTTGTCACCTTCTCCGGCGCCGATATTGCCGCCTCCGTCGCAGCCTACGACCCTTCCCTCCATGAGGCTCCCCTGGTCAAGGGGCACCCCAAGACCGACGCCCCCGCCTACGGCTGGGTGCAATCCCTGGAGAAGCGCGGCGGCGTGATGTTCGCCGCCCCTCGCCAGGTGGACCTTGAGTTCGCCGAGGACGTGCAAGCCGGCCGCTGGAAAAAGCGCTCCGCCTCGTTTTATTCCCCCGATCACCCCAACAACCCCGTCCCAGGCGTGTATTACCTCAAGCACGTCGGTTTCCTGGGCGCCATGCCTCCCGCCGTAAAGGGGATGCCCGACCCGGAGTTTGCCGAGGGAGAGGACGGTGTCCTGGTCTTTTCCGAGGCCCTGGACCCGAAGGAGTTCGGCGACTGGGGCGACCGCGTCAACGCCGGCCTGTGGCGCCGCCTGCGGGATTGGTTCATCGGCGAGCGCGGCCTGGAGGAGGCCGACAAGATCATCCCCGACTACGAAGTCAACACCCTGGCCACCGAGGCCGTGCGGGAAGAAAGCGTCCCCGTCGGTTTTTCCGAGGCTTCCCAACCCACTCACAAAAAGGAGACGGCAACCATGCCCACCCCCGAGGAACTGGCCGCCAAGGAGGCGGAAATCAAGAAACAGGAAGAGGCGCTGGCCGCCCAGGCCGCCAGCTTCGCCGAGCGCGAGGAGGCCCTGCGCAAGAAGGAGGCCGATGCCCGCCGGGCAGAGGTGGCCGAATTCGTCGAGGGCATGGTGAAGGAGGGGCGCGTCCTGCCCGTCCACCGCGACGGGCTGGTGGAATTCATGGCCGCCATTCCCTCCGACGCGGTGGTGGAGTTCGGCGAGGGCGACGAGGCGGTAAAGACCCCCAGCCTGGGGTGGTTCCGCGCCTTCGTCGGCAGCCTGCCCAAGCAGGTGGAGTTCGGTGAGATCGTGAAGGATGACGGCGCCCCCCTGGACACGGATGACGCCCATGCCATCGCCAAGGCCGCCGTGGAGTTCCAGGAATCCGAGGCCCAGGCGGGCCGCGTCATCAGCACCGCCGATGCCGTACAGCACGTCACCACGAAAGGAGCGAAGTAATGGGCACCCCCACCAACATCAAGAACCATGTCGCGGACGGCGCCGTTTCCCCGTTCCGCATCGTCAAGCCCGGCGCCGCCGACGGCAAGGCCGCCCAGGCGTCCGCCGCCACCGACGCCCTGATGGGTATTTCCGGCGAGCTGGCCGCCGCCGACGGCGAGCGCCTGGACGTGGTCCGCGCCGGCATCGCCGACGTGGAATACGGCGGCACCGTCACCCGTGGCGCCCCCATCACCGCCGACGCCTCTGGCCGTGCCGTGGCCGCCGCCCCGGCGGCCGGCGCCAACGTCCGCATCATCGGTTTCGCGGAAGTGTCCGCCGTGCTCGGCGACATCGCCCCCGCCCTCATCGCCCCCGGCGTGATGCAGGGTTAACCCAGGAGAAAACACCCATGAAAGCCTATTTCAATACCTACAAGTGGAACCTGTTGATGGTGGCGGTGGCCGTCGTCGCCCTGTCCTTCGGCCTGCTGCCCGACCACGCGATGGCCGGCGTGGGCCTGATGGCCCTCTCCACCGCCCCGTTCCCCATCACCCCGGAGCTGACGGCGGTGGCCATCGCTTACCGCAACAAGAAGCTGATCGCCGATGACGTGCTGCCGCGCACCCCGGTGGGAAAGCAAGAGTTCAAGTACCAGCTCCTCGCCCTGGGCGAAGGGTTCACGGTGCCCGATACCCGCGTGGGCCGGAAGTCCAAGCCCAACGAGGTCAGCTTCTCGTCCACCGAACAGACCGCCTCCTGCGAAGGGTATGGCCTGGACGACCCCATCCCCCAGGATGACATCGACAACGCCGCTCCCAACCAGGACCCCCTCAAGATGTCCGCCGAGCAGCTCACCAACCTGATCCTGTTGGACCGCGAAATCCGCACCGCCAACCTGGTGTTCAACGCCAACACCTACGGCGCCGCCAACAAGGTCACCCTCAGCGGCACCGGCCAGTGGAGCGACTACACCAACTCCGACCCCATCGGCGCCATCATGGACGCCCTGGATAGCTGCATCATGCGGCCCAACATCGCCGTCTTCGGCCGCGCCACCGCCTCCGTCCTGTCCCGCCACCCCAAAGTGGTCAAGGCGGTGCACGGCAACTCCGGCGATTCCGGCATCGCCAGCCGCCAGGCCCTGGCGGAGTTGCTGGAACTGGACGACGTGCTGATCGGCGAGGGCTTCGTCAACACCGCCCGCAAGGGCCAGCCGGTGGCCATGCAGCGGGTGTGGGGCAAGCACGCCTCCTTCATCTACCGCGACAAGCTGGCCGGCCCCCAGTCCGGCACCACCTTCGGCTTCACCGCCCAGTGGGGCGGCCGCATCGCCGGTGCCAAGCCCGATTCCGACATCGGCCTGCGGGGCGGCCAGCGGGTGCGCGTGGGCGAGTACGTCAAGGAGCTGGTCACGGCCGGCGACCTTGGCTACTTCTTCCAGAACGCGGTGGCGTAAGGGGGCGGCCATGAAAAGGTACACCGTCAAATCCCCCCTGGAGCACGACAAGGAGCGCTACGCCATCGACGCCGAAGTGGAGCTGGACGAGAAACACGCCGCGCCGCTGCTGGCGGCCGGAGTGATCGTGGCCAAATCCACCCCGCAGCCTTCCTCCCCTCTCCCGCAGGCGGGGGAGGGGCTGGGGGAGGGGGAAAACACGGCTGAAGGCCAAGCCGCTGCCGACCCCGCCCAGGCCAACCCCAAGCCCGCCCCGGCCAAAAAACCCGCCGCGAAGGCCAAGTAATCCATGCCCTACGCCGCCACCACCGCCCTCCTTGAGCGCTTCGGCGCCGACGAGATCGCCCAGCGGGCCGACCGGGGCATCCCCCGCCTCGTCAGCGGTCCGCTGCTCCAGGCCCTGGCGGCGGGCGGTGACGTGTCCGCCTATACGCCGGCCGAGCAGGCGGCTGGGGCGGCGGCCTTGGCCCTGGTGCAGCGTGCGCAGCAGGACGCCTACGACACCATCAACGGCTACCTGGTGGGGCGTTATTCCATCCCCCTGGTGAACCCGCCCGAGGTGGTGGCGCTGACCGAGTGCAACCTGGCCCGCTACTACCTCTACGACGACGGCGCCACCGACGTGGTGCAAAAGCGCTTCGACGCCGCGATGGAGTTCCTGCGGGCGTTGAGGGACGGAAAGGTCAGCATCGGCCCCAACGCCGCCGCCGAAACCCCGGCCGCCGTGGGCGAGGTGATGGTGGATGCCGGGCAGTCCGTGTTCACCCGCGAAAGCCTAAAGGACTACTGACCATGCAGCTCCACTACACCATCGACGCTTCCGGCCTCCGCGACAGCCTCAACCGGGCCATCGCCCTGGGCCGCGACCCGTCCCGGATGATGGGAGAGATCGGCGCCTACGGCGAAGCCTCTACCCGCGAGCGCTTCGACCTGGAGACCGGCCCCGACGGACAGCCCTGGAAAAAGAGCCTGCGGGCGCAGATTTCCGGCGGCAAGACCCTGACACGGGACGGCCACCTGGGGGATTCCATTACCCACATTTCCGGGCGGGATTGGGCGGCCTGGGGCACCAACATGCTCTACGGCCCCATCCACCAGCAGGGCGGCGTCATCCGCCCCAAGCACAAGCCCAGCCTGCGCTTCATGTTGGCCGGCGGTGGGTTCGTCACCACCCAATCCGTCACCATCCCCGCCAGGCCCTACCTGGGGGTGAACGGCGACGACGAACGGGAAATCGTGGCCATCGCTTTCAAGGATATTAAAGGAGCCTTTTATGCTGGCTGAACTGGAAACCGGCCTGGTGGACCGCATCCGCAGCGCGCCAGTGGCCCAGCGGGTGCGGGAGGTGGACGCCCTGCCCGAGCTGGACGGCGCCGCCCTGGTGAAGAAGTTCGGCGCCAGCGCCCCGGCCATCTACGTGTCCCCGGCGTCCTTCTCCATCAAGGACCAGGCCCAGCCCCGTTTCAGCGTGGCCGCCGTGTCCCGCAACGCCGCCGGCCACAAGGGTGCGATGCAGGGGGATGGCCGCCTCATCGGGTTGTACGAATTGACCGACGCCCTGCTGGCGTTGCTGAACGGCGCCAGCGCGGGCGGCACGTCCTGGACGGTGCGGGGGGTGGATTTCGTCAAGGACGAGCAGCTTTACCAGGCCGGGCTCCACGTGGCGGTGCTGCGGCTGGAGGGCACCCCGGTGCAGCTTCCATCCTTCCTGGACGATGCCGCCCTGGACGACTTCATCACCTTCCACGGCGACTACGACATCGAGCCCTTCGAGACTCCAGCCGAGCATGAAAAGTGGCTGCAAGAGCCGCCCGACCACACCGGCAGCGCCCCCGACCTCACCGACCAACTTCAGCTCAGATAGGAGTCAGACATGGCTGTGCAGCAGATTTTCGTGAAGCCCCTGAACGGGGCGCGTGTGCGCAAGGAAAACGGCGAAGTCCTCGCCGCCGAGGGTGAAACCGTGGAGCGGTCCGCCTTCTGGCTGCGCCGCATCAAGGACGGCGACGTGGAGATCGTGGCCCCCGCCAAATCCAAGAAGTCCACCAGCAAGGAGTAAACCATGCCGGACAACATCACCTTCCTTTCCATCCCCACCGACTGGCGCGTCCCCGGCGCCTGGCTGGAGATTGACCATACCCACGCCGTGCGCGGCCTGCCCGGTATGCCCCGGCGCATCCTGCTGCTGGGCCAGCGCCTGGCCTCCGGCTCCGTCGCCGAAGGGGTGCTGACCCGCGTCACCCGCAAGGAGGACGGCGTCAACTACTTCGGGCGCGGCTCCATGCTGGCCCAGATGATTCCGGCGGCCCTCAAGGTCAACCCCGCGTCGGAGATGTGGGCGCTGGCCCTGGACGACAACGCCGCCGGGCAGGCGGCTGCGGGCGCCGTCACCTTCGGCGGCAGCCCCACCGCCGCCGGCACCCTCAACGCCTACATCGGCGGGACGCGGGTGCAGACCGGCATTTCCGTGGGGCAGACCCCCGCCGCCATCGCCACCGCCTTTGCCGCCGCCATCAACGCCGCGCTGGATTTGGCGGTGACCGCCGCCGTGGACGGTGTGGACCCCGCCAAGGTGAACCTCACCGCCCGCCACAAGGGGGAAGAAGGCAACGGCATCGACGTGCGCGTGAATTACTACGTGGACGAAACCACCCCGGCCGGGCTGACCGCCACCGTCACCGCGATGTCCGGCGGCACCGCCAACCCGGACGTTCTGGAGGCCATCGCCGCCATGAGCAGCGGTGCCTACTACACCATCATCATGCCGTGGACCGATGCCGCCAACGTGACCGCCCTGGAATCGGAGCTGCAATCCCGCTGGGGCGGCCTGGACATGCGCACCGGCCACCTGTTCGGCTGCCGGCCCGGCACCTATTCCCAGCTCGCCACCTACGGCTCGGCCCGCAACAGCCCCCACAGTTCCCTGTTCGGCCTCAAGCGCTGTCCCAGCCTGCCGTGGGTGAACGCGGCCCAATGGGGCGCGGCGATTGAATTCTCCGGCGCCAACGACCCGGCGGTGCCGTTCAAGACCATCCCCCTGCCCGACGTGATGGCGCCGGCCGAGGCCGACCGCTTCACCGACACCGAGCGCAACCTGCTGCTCCATGACGGCATTTCCACCGTGACCTTCGACCAAGCCGGGCGCTGCCTCATCGAGCAGGTGGTCACCACCTACCAGACCAACGCCGCCGGCCTGGAGGACGTGAGCCTGTTGAAGCTCAACACCAAGTGGACGGTGGACTACATGCGCTACGCCTTCCGCTTCGCCGTGGTACGCGACTATCCGGCCCACAAGCTGGCCGGCGACGACGTGCTGGGGCAGATCGCCGCGGGCCAGAATATCGCCACCCCCAAGCTCATCCGCAACACCCTCATCGCCACCGCCGGCAAGCTGGCCGAAGTGGGACTGCTGGAAGACCTGGAACAGTTCAAGCGCGACCTGCTCGTGGTCCGCAGCGAGACCGACAAGAACCGGGTCAACGCCATCATCCCGCCCAACACCGTCAACCAGTTCGACGTGTTCGCCGCGTCGGTCCAGTTCATTTTGTAAAGGAGCATTGACATGGCTCAAGTTACCGGGCGCGTATTCATCACCGTGGGAGGCAAGCGCCTGGCCTCCAAGGAAGGCGCCACCCTCAAGTTCGGCGACGTGAAGCGGGAGCCGGTGCTCGCCGATTCCGGCGTGGTGGGCTACTCCGAATCCCTCACCGCCCCGGAGGTGGATTGCACCATCTCCCACACCGGGGAGACGAGCCTCAAGGAACTCCAGGGCATCACCGACGCCACCCTATCCTTCGATACCGACTCCGGCCGCAGCTACGTGCTGCGCAACGCCTGGTGCGCGGGCGCCCTGGAGCTTTCCAAAGGGGAAGTGAAATTGAATTTCAGCGGCATCAAGTGCGAGGAGGCGTGATGAGCAAAAAACCCGATTTCGTGATCGTGGACGGCAAGGCGGTCGGCCAGATCAAGCATGGTTTCATCATCGGCGGCCAGGCGCACAAGGATTTCGTGCTGCGCGAATCCACGGTGGAAGACCTGCTGGATGCCGAACTGCTCGCGGACGTTACTAAGCCCCTCAATTTCGCGGCCCAGCTCATGGTGCGGCAACTGGAACAGGTCGGTGGATTCGACGGCCCCGTCACCATCGGCATGATTCGCAAGTTGAAACCCGCCGACTGGCGCATCCTCCGCGACGCCCAAACGAAGGTTGACGCCCTGGGGGAAGACGAGCCGGGCAGCAGCGAGGAATCCTGAACCGGGTTCTGCTGCTGTCCATGAAAACCGGCTGGAGCCGGGCTGAAATCCTCGGCCTTTCTCCGGCCGAATTCAACCACTACCTGGAAGTCATCATCACCGCTAAAGCCGACCAATGAGCAACCGCGACCTGTCCATCGGGCTGAAGCTATACGCAGACGCCGCCCGCTTCGTCTCCGGCCTGACCCAGGCCGAGGGGCGGGTGCATCGTTTCGGCGGCGCAGTGAAGCGGGAATTCGACGCCTTCAAGGGCGCGATGGGTAGCGTGGAAGGCAAGCTGGCTTCCATCGGCGTGTCGGTGGGCGTGGTGTCCAAGATCATGCAGTCCGCCCGCATGGACAAGAGCCTGATGCAGATCGGGCAGACTGCCGGCGTATCCCGCGCCGAAGTCGCCGGCCTGCGCCGCGAGTTGTTCACCATGTCGGAATACACCGGGCAGAATGTGGACGACCTGCAAGTCGGCTTCAACAACGCCGTCCAGTCCGGCCTGAATTTCCGCGAGGCCCTGCCCGTGATCGGCGGCGTCAATACCGCCGTTGCCGTCACTGGGGCCAACGCCGAACGGCTGACCGCCGGCCTCACCGTTGCCGGACAGGCGTTCCAGTTCGACCTTTCCAAACCCGGCTTGGCCGTTGAACTGCTGGACAAGATGACGGTGGCGGGGCGCCAGGGCAATGCGGAGCTGGAGAACCTGTCCGACATCTTCGCCCGCGTCGGGGTCAACGCCTCCGGCGCCGGCATGGGATTCGACAAGACCCTGGCCTTCATCGAAACCCTGTCCCTCATCGAGCGCCAGCCGGAGCGGCTGGCTACCCTGGCGGACAGCACCCTGCGGCTGTTCACCAACCAGAAATACATGAAGGACGCCGCCAAGGCCACCGGCGTCAAGTTCTTCGACGCTTCCGGCACCCGCCGTGATGCTGTGGAAGTGCTCAAGGACATCAAGAAGCAATACGACAAGCTCACCACCGACCAGGCGCGGGCCGGCTTCCTGCAAAAGGCCTTCGGCCACGCCGACCTGGATACCATCAAGGGCCTCAAGACCCTGCTCGGCGGCGATTCGCTGACCAAGATGGACGAATTCTCCAAGCAGATCGCCGGGGCAGGCGGCACCCTGAAAAAAGACCTGCCGGAAGCCATCGCCAACTCCGTGGACCAAGTGGGCCGTATGAGAAACGCCCTGCGCCACGCCGCCGACGATTTCGCGCAGCCCATCAACGAAACCCTTCAAAACGTCATCCGCTGGGGGATGGATAAAAACAACGGCGGCTTGGGCATAAACGGAAAGGAAGCGCTGCTTGGAGGCGGCGCCTTGGCCCTAGGCACTCTTGCCGCTGCCCGCTATGGGAGCAAGGGAATCTCCAGTCTTGCAAAGCGTTTCGGCGGCACGGCTGCCGGCGTTGCCGAGGGCAAGGCCCTGGAAGCGGCGGCCGGCGTAACCCCGGTGTATGTGGTCAACTTCCCGGCCTCCCTTGGCGGCGGCGCGGCGGACATTGCCGGCGCGGCGGCCAATGCGGCGGGCGGTGCCGGAAAGGTGGCAGGCAAGGCAAAGACTCTCGCCGCGATGGTGGGGAGTCTACCGATAGGCGCCCTGGGGACAATGGGAGCAGGTGGGCTTGCCACGATTGGAGCGGGTGTCGCGGCAGCAGGGGCTGGCGGTTATGCCGTCGGTTCCGGCCTCAACTGGCTGGGCGAAAAAGCCGCCAAGGGCACCCGGCTGGAAGGCGCCGGCACTGACATCATCGGCGGCGCCATCGCCAAGACCCTGGCATTCTTCGGCAACGAGGAGGCCCGCCGGGCAGTGGAGATGACGAAGAAGCTGGAGGATGCAAAAGTCGGCGGGGAAATCACCCTCCGGGTACTGTCCGACGGTTCCGCATCGGTCGTTTCCTCCAAGTCCGCCAACAAGGACGTTCCCATCAACGTCCACACCGGCCGCACGATGGTGACCGGATGAGCTGGCGCGACAATCTCCGCCCCGCTTCCTTCCGTGGCGTCCCCTTCCACGTGAAGGCCGCATCCGGCGAGGCAGGGCGGCGGGTGGTGGTGCACGAATACCCCAAGCGGGACACGGTTTACCCGGAGGACATGGGCCGGGCAAAGCGGGAGTTCATGGTCGAAGGCTTCGTCATCGGCGCCGACTATATGGACAAGCGGGACAAGCTCCTGGCCGCTATCGAGGAACCCGGTTCCGGCCCCTTGGTCCACCCGTACCGGGGGACCATCACGGTCACGGCGACGCAGCCGGCGCGGTGGTCGGAGAATATCGACGAAGGAGGACTGTGCCGCATCTCCATGACGTTCGTGGAAGGCAGCGCCAACGAGGAACCCACGGTCCGCGCCGACACCCAGGGTCGGGTGGCCTCGGCGGCGGACGATGCCCTGGGCGCCGTGGCGGAGGACTTCGGCAGCGTGTTTTCGGTGGACGGCCTCCCGGCATGGGCGGCCCAGCACGGCATGGACATGGCCTCTTCCCTGCTGGGCCAGGTGGACACCCTTACCGGCCTCATGCGGTGCGACGGCGGGCTGTTGTCGGAATTCGGCCTGGCCCGCTTGGGCGGCCTGGGCAATATGATTTCCCTGGTGCAGAACCCCGGCGCCCTGGCCGACCTGCTGCTGGGTTCCATCTCCGCCCTGGCGTCGATGGCGCTTTCTCCCCTGGACGGCTTCCGCGCCCTGTCCCACCTGTTCGACTTCGGCGACGAGGCGGCGCCTTCTCCCCTTGTTGCCCGTCCTCCGCTGTTCTCCACGCCGGCCGTGACGCCAACCCGCCAGGCCCAGGCCCGCAACCAGGCGGCCATCATCGCCCTGGCCCGCCAGGGGGCGCTGGTGGAGGCGGCCCGCCTCACTAGCCGGATGACGTGGCCCAGCTATGACGAGGCGGTGGCCACTCGCGACACGGTGGCGGGGCGTCTTGACGACCAGCTTACCGGCGTGGCCATGCCGACCATTCCGGGGGCTTCCTCCCCCGTCCGCCTCGCCGACCCGGCGCACCTCGCCCTGGCGAAGCTGCGGGTAGCGGTGGTGAAGGATGTTTCCGAGCGCGGCTCCCGGCTGGCACGGGTGGGAAGCGTTGAACTGCCCTCCACCCTGCCCGCCGTGGTGGCGGCCCACCGCATCTACGGCGACGCCACGCGGGCCGACGAGATCGTGGCCCGCAACCGCGTTGTCCATCCTGGCTTCGTCCCCGGCGGCCGTGCCCTGGAGGTGCTGCTGTGAACGGGCTGGAGCTTAAAGTGGGCGGCAGCCTTTACGGTGGCTGGAAATCCGTCCGGGTGCAGCGGGGCATCGAGCAGATCGCCGGGGCGTTCACCCTGGGCGTGACCGAGAAATGGGAGGGCACCCCAACCCCCCGCCCCATTCACCCCGGCGAACCGTGCCAAGTGTTGATGGATGGCGAGCCCGTCATCACCGGCTACGTGGACGAACCCAGCCCGGACTATGACGCCAACTCCCACGGCATTTCGGTAGAGGGGCGGGACAAGACCGCCGATTTGGTGGACTGCTCCGCCATCCACAAGTCCGGACAGTGGAAGGGACGGACCCTGGCGCAGATCGCCCGCGACCTGTGCCGACCGTTCGGCATCAAGGTGATCGAGGAGGTTTCCGTCTCCGAGTCGTTCTCCAGCTTCAACATCCAGGAAGGGGAAACGGTGTTCGAGTGCCTGGACCGCGCCGCCCGTATGCGCGGGGTGCTGTTGATGGCGGACGGCCTTGGCAACCTGGTGATTACCCGCTCCGGCCGGGAGAAATCCGGCGCGGCCCTGGAGGAAGGGGTGAATATCCTCCGCGCTCGTGGTTCATTTAGCCATCGGGAGCGTTTTTCCAACTACATCGTGAAGGGGCACGGCCGCGAGGACGACGACAACTTCGGCGAAACCGTCACCGGCGCGAGCGGCGAAGCGCGAGACGATGCCATCACCCGCTACCGGCCACTGATCGTACTGGCCGAGGAGGGTGAACACACCTCCTTCCGCCGTCGCGCCGAGTGGGAGCGCAACGTGCGCCGTGGGCGCGGCAGCCGGGCCACCGTCACGGTGCGGGGTTGGCGGCGGGCGGATGGCTCCCTGTGGACACCCAACACCCGCGTCAACCTCAAGTCGCCTCTCATCCATGCGGACTTCGAGGTGCTGATCGTGTCCTGCACCTACACCCTGGACGACAGCGGCACACTCACCGAACTGGAGCTGGCCAGGCCGGAAGCCTTCGAGCTGCTGGAGGGCGTTAAAGGGACCCGCCTGTCCACCGCCATTAAAGGCAAGAACGGTGCGGCGCATAACGTAGCGGGGGCCAAGAAAGCCATGAAGGAGGAGTGGAAATGATCGCCGCCGTGCAAAAAATCATGGCCCCGGTGATGCGTCGGGTGCGGCTGATGGTTGGCTTGGCGGTGCTGTCCGCCCTGAACGATGCCCATAAAATGCAGCGCGCCCAGGTGAAACTGCTGGCCGGAGAGGTGAGGGACGGCGCAGACCGTTACCAGAACTACGGCCACACCTCCGTGCCTCTGGCCGGGGCGGAAGGGGTGTTCCTGGCGGTGGGGGGCAACCGCGACCGTGGCGTCCTGGTGGCGGTGGACGACCGCCGCTACCGCCCAACCGGACTGGCCGCCGGCGAATCGTGCCTCTATACCATCCTGGACAAGCTTGGGACTGGGCACCGCGTTTACCTACGGGCCGACGGCTGGGTGGTTATTCGCGCCAAGGGGGTACTGATCGAGGCGGCGGAGAAGGTGCGCATGGACACGCCGCTGCTGGAAGTGACCGGCGAAATCCGCGACCTGTGCGACACGGGCGGCCGCACCATGAGCGCCATGCGGGACACCTACGACGGTCACACCCACAACGAGAACGACGTGACCGGAAGCCCCACCGCCGCGCCCAATCAGACCATGTAAAGGCCGATTAAATGGACTTCAAAACGGTTTTCATGGGATTCGACAAGGGCGCCGACTGGGCCATCGGCACCTTGGGGCTTGAGGAGGACGATGGGCTTGAGACTGCCGTCATTCTCTCCCTGTTCACCGACCGCCGGGCCGAGCCCGACGACGTGCTGCCCTTCGGCGAGACGGACCGGCGCGGGCATTGGTCGGATGCTTACCCTGCCGTTCCCGGTGACCGTATGGGGAGTCGCCTCTGGCTACTGTCCAGGGAAAAGCAACTCCCCCAGGTAGTGGTAAAGGCCCGCGAATATCTGCGAGAGGCCCTGGAATGGATGGAGGAGGATGGGGTGGCCAGCCGCGTGGACTGCGATGCCTTCATCCTGAGGGATGGGGTGTTGGGTATGAAAGTAGCCATCTACCGGCCCGATGGAAGCCGGGCGGATTTTAGTTTCGATTATCTCTGGAGAACCCTGTAATGCCTTTCTATCGCCCCACTCTTAAAGAGCTGATCGAACGCGGGGAAGCGGATTTCCAGAGCCTCATACCAGGTGCCGCTGGTTTACGTCGCTCTAACATTGGCGCCCTTGTTCGCGTTGGTCAGAATTCTATATATGACCTATATGGCTATGTTGATGGCGTCGCAAAAAATATTATTTACGACACCGCAGAGCTTGATGTTTTGAAGCGCCATGCCGGATTCTGGGGAGTGCCGTACCTCGCCGCCACTTTCTCCTCCGGACCGGTGGTGTTTAGTGGGACGGATGGCAAAACCATCGAGGCCGGGACCGTTGTCCAGCGTCGCGACGGCGTTGATTTCGCCACCGAAGCACCCGTCATCGTGGCGGGCGGAACCGCCACGGCCAACGTGGTGGCCCTCACTGCCGGCGCCGATGGCGACACCGCCGAGGGAACGCCCCTGACACTCGCCAGCCCCATCGACGGCGTGGTCGGAACCGCTACCGTGGGGGCCAGTGGATTGACCGGCGGGGTGGATGACGAAAGCAAGGAATCCCTCCTCGCCAGGATGCTGGCCCGTATCCGCCAGCCGCCCCACGGCGGCGCCGCCCATGACTATGTCACCTGGGCGCTGGAAGTGCCTGGAGTGACGCGGGTATGGGTGTTCCCCCTGCATTTCGGCGCCTACACGGTGGGCGTGACTTTCGTTACCGACGGAGCGGCCGGCGGCCCGATTCCCGACGCTGCAAAGGTGGCGGCGGTCCAGGCCCACATTGAAGCCAATTGCCCCGTCGGCGCCGAGCCTTATACATTCGCGCCCACGCCGGTTCCAATCAATCCCACCATCCGCATCGTTCCCGACACGCCCGCCGTGCGGGCGGCGGTACAAGATGAATTGGACGACCTGATTCTGCGGGAGGCGGTGCCAGGAGGAACCATCCTGCTATCCCATTTAAGGGAGGCTATTTCCTTGGCCGCCGGGGAAACCGATAACGAGCTGTTGTCGCCCGTCGCCAACGTCACCCATGCCGTTAACGAAATGGCAGAATTGGGGAGCATCACATGGGAGCCCTGACCGATAAATACCGCCGCCAGCTCCAGGCGCTGCTGCCCAGCGGCTTGGCTTGGCCCCAGGACCCGGATAGTACCCTGGCGAAAGTGCTTGCGGCGATGGCCGAAGAGCTGGCCAGGGTTGATTCCCGTACTCTCCAGTTGATCGAGGAGGCCGACCCCCGCACCGCCTACGAGCTGCTGCCCGATTGGGAGCGCGTGTGCGGACTGCCTGATACCTGCACGGGCACCGGGGCGCAAACCATCGCCGAACGGCGGGCGGCGGTGGCGGCCAAGCTGACCGCCCGAGGCGGCGCCTCCATCGCCTACTTCCAGGCCCTCGCCGAGCATCTCGGCTACACCGTGCGGATTGACGTTTTCCGCCCGTTCATGTGTGGGCGCTCCCGCTGCGGCGACGCCCTCAACGGCCCGGCCACGGTGCGCCACTACTGGCGCGTCACCGTCACCGGCCCGAGATTCACCCCCTTCCGCTGCGGCGCCAGCCAATGCGGAGACAGCCTGGGCAAGATCAGCCGGGCGGCGGACCTGGAATGTCTGCTCAACCGGCTGAAACCAGCCCATACCCAAGTCATTGTTGCGTATCAAGGAGCATAAGATGGATTACATCCCACCAATTGGAGGGGCGGCGGACGACCCCTACGTGGACGCCAACCTGGCCGGCGGTATCGAAGGTTCGCTCGTTCCGGCTGCCGCCATCGAGGACACCCAGCGGGAAATCGTCAATGTCATTACGGGCGCCAGCATGGTGCCGAACGCGGGCGACAAGACCCAACTTCGTCAAGCCATCACCAAGATGATTCAGACCGCCCAGCACGCCGTGGTGGTGGACCAAGCCACCTTCGCACCGGCCGTTATCACCGGAAACGCGGTGTACTGGGATGCAGCCAACAGCCGCTACGACCAAGCCATCGCGGATGGGACTGACAAGCAAGACGTGCACGGCGTGGCCGATGTTTCCAATGCAAAAATGTACGCCTTCGGTGCAGCCCCGATTTTCGCCGGGCTCACCCCTGGCCGCTACTACCTCAGCACCATCACTCCAGGCGCCATCACTTCGGTGGCGCCGGTCGGAAGCGTGGTGAAAGTGGGTGACTATATAAGCACAACGGAATTGTTCGTGGACATCGACGCTCAAGCCGGTGGCTTTGCGGCACGTGGCGTAAACGCGGATATTACGGCATTAAATGCCGTAGTGTCTGGGTCCGTGTTCCGGGATAACCTGGTGATAAATGGGGACATGCGAATCGACCAACGGAACTGTGGCACGGCTGTCGCGCTCAGCACCGCATGGACTTATGTTGTAGACCGCTTTGCGGTACAAAGCACCGGTGTCCCTAGCGGTACGTTAACGGCCCAACAGGTAAATCCCGGTGTCGATGGGGTGAGTTCTGCGTTACGCATCGCGCGCGTCGATGGCAACTACGTCAACGGCGTCCAGGTTGCCTATGTCGCCAGGAGTGTGGACTGCCGCCGTTATGCCGGAAAGACGGTTACGATTTCATTCAAGTCGCGGAAAGGCTCCACCTACGCCGCCGGCTTGTTTTTGGTGTTTTCGTTCGGAACAGGTAACGATCAAAGCCTATCGGCCTTGAATTCTGGGACGTGGACCGGGCAACAGGCCCTGGTCAACCAAAACCTGTCGTCGCTGTTGACGGCAAACTTCACGCTCATGCAGGTCACCATCAACGTGCCCGCCACGGCCACCCAGCTAGGTTTCCAGGTTTCAACCGGAAACTTCGCGGGGGCGGGTTCTGCCAACGATTGGATCGAGGTGACGGACTTCCAGATCGAGAAATCGGCGGCGGCAACTGAATTCAAGAGCCTTCCTGAAGGCGCGGCGCGGGCGTTGTGCGAAGGCTATTACGAGAAGAGCTACTCTCTTTCCGTAAAACCGGGGACGCCGGAAAGCTATGGCTGTACGACCTTTATTTTTTCTCAGGTTACTACCGTCAACGAGATATTTGCTCAGACGTCTTTCAGAACGTCTAAAAGGTCTTCTCCTTCAGTAACGCTTTATGGGGTGATGACCGGAGCGGCGGGAAAGGTAACGAAAATTTATACCGCCGGGAGTGACGTTACGGGCGGGATTCTTTCTATCGGCCAGGGCGGTTTTAGCGCCGGCTGCGGCCCCAATACCGGAACCGGACAAGGGGTTCAATACCATTGGGCGGCTGATGCCGAGTTCTATTAGGAGGCGCAATGTTTAATTTGACTGATAACCCTGAGTTGATATTCTGCACCGGCTTTGAAGATATCCCCCCTAATACTTTTGTGAGCCGAGGCCATTGCTGGTGGGAAAAATATGAGGCGTGGCAGGCTGAAGGAAATACCCCTGGCCCCGCTCAATCGGTCGCCGAAGTTGCGTCGATAAAAATCGACACCCTCAACGCCGCTTGCCGCACCGCTATCGAGGCCGGGTTCGCCTCCGCCGCCCTGGGCAGCCTCCACGCCTACCCTGGCAAGGAACACGATCAACTCAACCTGATCGGGCAATATACCCGCGCCGTGGCCACCGGTCACCCCCAGGTGTTCTGGTGCATCGACGATGCAGGAGTGGGTGACTATCGTCTCCACACCGCCGATCAACTTGCCCAGGTGATGCAGGACGGCGGAGCATACAAGGAGGCGCAGCTCATTAAAGCCGGCACCCTCAAGGCACAGATTGAGGCCATCGTGGCGGCGGGCGGCACGGCGGCTGAGATCGAAGAGATTACCTGGTAGAGAAGAGAAGAAGGGAGCGACGGGATAGGTGCGGTAACACCCACCCCGCCGCCGCAACCCACAGAACCGTCCTGTGAGCCTTGGCCGAGGCCCCCTTGCCGTGCACACGGCGGGCAAAAGCCTAACACAAAATCAACAAAGGCTCAGTATGGAAGAAGTCCGTTGCGGAAACTGCAATAGAAAATTGGCTTTAGCCAATTACCTGAAGATTGAAATAAAGTGCCCGCGCTGCGGGACATTGAATTTTTTGAGGGCCACGAGCCCCAAACAGGAACGCCACGGAGCGTCGTCATCTGGAGACGCTCGTGGGCAACAAACGACCCCTCATCACCCGCCTATTCCAGGCGAGTATGAACCGCCGGTCTTTAACAATCCTGGATATTTTTTTGGTTCCCTCGGCCTTGCCGGGTTTGGCTACCGCGATTTCTACGTGGCGGCCATTCCTCGTCGCTTGGCCGTGGAGATCATCATCGCCAACCACTATTCAAGGCGGGTAGTAAACAACAGTTATGTTCACCTCGGGGTGTTCCTCGATGGCGATCTGGTTGGGGTACTGCAATTCGGATATGCACTTGTCCCGAAGGGTGCCGGCAAGGTAGTCGCCGATACCGGCGTCACGCAGTACTTGGAGCTTAACCGGATGTGGATGGATGATCGGGCGCCGCGCAACAGCGAGAGCCGGACCATCTCCTACGCGATCAAGTACATCCGCAAGGCATGTCCTGGTGTGGCGTGGGTTCAGAGTTTCGCCGACGAACGCTGCGGGCGTTGGGGTGTCGTCTATCAGGCCGCCAACTTCCTATACGTCGGCCATCACTGGACATCGTTCTATGAGTTGGACGGCGAGACCTACCATGAAATGCTGCTCACCGCCCACAAGAAGGGCGGCCGGCGCGGAGTGTTCTTGCGGGAAAACCTCCATCGAGCGGTTCGTCACAGGCTGAGGCAATTCCGATATGTTTATTTCATCCGCCAGTCTTGGCGGCCGAGGCTTAAACTTTCCCCTCTCCCATATCCCAAGCCGGGGTGCCCACTTCCTGATCGACAGAAGCTATAGGATATAGTTTCAAATCAACTGGCTTAAACTTTCATTTCATGCGGCGCCTTACAATAGCGCTCAAGCGCCTTTTCAAGGGTCAACCGCTCGGAAGGACTGCGCTGAACGTACACGCCGCGGACCATTTCGTCCTCAGTACGCCGTGCCCAGTCCTCGGCATCACGCTTCGTCCTGAACGTCTTGGACGTTGTGGGCCACCCCTGACGACGAACGAGAGCTTTATATGTACCGGAAGGAGTTTTTACGATGGTGGCCAT